TAGCTCGTGCCCTTGTAGTTGTAGCTCGCCGTCACGCCGATGAAGGCGTCGATGATGTCGAGTTCGCGGGCGTACCCCAGCCACTCGCCCACCCCCGCCGCGCCGCAGTGCTCGGCGAGCTGTCCGCCCGTCAGGTCGAGGAACATCGCCTCCTGCGTCACCTCGCACGCGAGCGACTTCTCCTTCGTCCGCGGCTGAACCACCCACCGCTCACCGGCCCCCACCCGCCGGGTCGGCATCCCGGGGAGCCGCTCCTCGGCCACGTTCCCGAGCCGGCTGACGCCGATCGTCTTGCGGCCCTCGTACTGCTTCGACGGCTCGGCCGGGGCCAGCGTGTCGCCGATGAAGGTCGGGTTCTCGTAGGCCTGGAGGATCGCCACCTCCAGCAGCCCGCTGACGACGCCGGTGTAGGCGTTGATGTTGCTGAACGCGGACGCGCCGACCGCGCCGGCTCCGCTGTCCTCCAGGAGGCTCTTGCCCCAGGTGTCGTACCCGGCCGACTCCAGGAGCGACCGGTGTTCCAGGTAACTGCGGATGGCCGCCGGGTTCGGGCTCTCGCCGAGCACCGCCTCCAGCAGCCCCTTCGTGCTGACCTCGCCCGGGTCGAGGCGGGCGACGGGCCGGCCGTTCCCGTCGGTCGGGTCGCGGAGCACCCGCCGGCCAAGCGGCCCGGTGTGGTAGCGGCCCTTGCGGTCGGTCAGGCCGAGCAGGTGCGTGACCCGCCGGCCGAACTCCCGGGGGTCGCCGTTGCACTGCGACTCCAGCAGGTTGCGGAACCCGGCCTTGTTGATCCCGTAGCCGCCGCCGTTCTGGTAAGACACGTCCGTCTCCGGTGGGTGCGAGCCGGCTCGCGCCGGGCGGTCAGGTCAGCGTGAGGGCGAAGCCGACTCGGCTCAGCCCGGGGTGATCGGGGCCAGGGCGACGGTCACGACAAGCCCGGCGGTGTTCTGGATCGCGTGGGCGAAGTCCACGCTGAGGCGGTCGCCAGCCGCGAGGACGAGGTCGGACGCCGTCGCCGACAGCGTGCCGTTCTGGACCGTGTTCGCGGTCGCGGCGAGGTCGAAGCCCGCGGCCGTGTTGTCCGTCAGGAGGTCGGTGCCGGCGCCCGGGGCGTTCGTGCCCGTGTCCTTCGTGACCTGGAGCTTCGACGCGCCGCCCGCCGTCACCGCGAACACGCACGAGATCGCCACCACGCGGCACGGGTACGGGGCGACGAAAAACACCTGATCCGTCGCGGCCGGGGTGCCGGTGAAGTAGTAACTGGCGTAGGTCAGTCCGCGGCTCAGACTCGGCGGGGCGTAGCGGCTGAGCAGGTGGCACTTGACCTTCGTCACGCTCGTCCCGGCCTGGAGGCACACGCCGATCGCCGCCGCCGGGTCGGTGACCTTCGCCACCTTCTGATTCTCCAACCCGTCGCCGCCGGAGTTCTCCACCGCGCCGACCAGATCGCCGACCGCCCAGGTGGTCGAGGCGCAGTCGAAGTAGGCGACGGCGTCGGCCCGGACGTTGATGTCCCGGGTGCTGGGGTCGGCCGCGATCTTGGCCTCCGCCGCGACGCCGAGGAACAGCTTGGCGAACAGGAGTTGGTTCGCGGCGGCGGTGAGTTGGTCGGCCTGCGCCGACGCCTTCGCCACCACCCCCGCGTTGTTGAACAGCAAATCCCCGACGGCGATCGCGGTGGACGCGGGCGACGCCACCTGAATGTTGTTCGCGTCGTTGAAGAATGTCGGCGCGGCCATCGCGGCTCCGGTACAGGGTGTGCGGGGTCAGTGGTCGGGGCCGGCTCAGCCGCGCAGGGCGGCGAGGTCGTCGGCGGCGTCGTGGCTCTCGACGCGGTTCTTGTCGGCCGGCGGCTTCACCGCGCCGGGCGTGATGCTGCGGGGCTTGGGGGCGGGGGCCGCGACCGGCCGGAACCCGGCGATCAGTTCCTTCCGCTCGGCCTCCGACTCCAGCAGCGACAGCGCCTTGATCTGGGCCGCGGTCGGCTTCACGCCCTCCATCAGACACAGGCGGAGGCTGGCGTTCTCGGCGGCGAGGGATTCCGTCTTGTCCTCGGGCTTCTTGTCGTCGGCCTTCTTCTTGGCCGCGTCGTCGTCCTCGGACTCCTCCACGTCACCCGGCTCGTCGGCCTGGGTGAGCTTTTCGTGGGTCACGAGGTAGTGCTTGATCTTCGCGGCCTTGTCCGCCGCCGTGCCCTCGCCGTCGAGGATGGCGAGGACGGCCGACCGGAACCCGGCGGCGAGGGCGTCGTCCGGGCTGGCGTCCGCCGCCGGCTCGGCCTCCGCCGCCATCGGGGCGTCCTCCTCGTACATCTCCAGCAGCTTGTCGGACCACTTGCGGCGGGGCTTGGACAGTGCCGCCCGGCGGCTTTCCAGGAGGGCGCGGAGGGTGGTGGGCATGGTGGTTCGCTCCGACTCCCAGAGGTTCTTGTTCGTGGCCGGCTTGCGGACCAGATCGACGCCGCGGACCAACGCGAGACTCTCTACTACCACCCGCTTGGCCTGCCGGTCGAACCGCTCCCGGGCCGCCGCGGCGTTGTGCGACAGGCCGAACACGCCGAGCCCCCGCTCCACGTCCTCGCAGACGCTTTCGCAGAGCGACTTGGACCGCAGGTAGTGGAAGTCGGCGTAGATGCCGGGCTCGCCGTCCCGCCCCGTCTCGACGCGGGCATTACGGAGAACGCCGAGCCCGTCGTCGGCGTCCCGCTCGACGGCCGGCCGGGACCGGTCCCGGGGGTGGTCCTCGTTGACGTGACACCCTTCGTACAACTGCCGCTTCACGGCGTCCGCCATGCACGCGGGACTGTACTCAGTGCCGTTCTCGGCCGCCGGGTCGTAGCGGTTTTTGCTGAACCGGCCGAGCACCTTGACGCCGAAGATGATGCCGTTTTCGCGGTCCACCTTGAGAGGTGAACCGGCCGGGGCGCTGACCGCGTACTCCAGGAGTTCGCGGGGGGCGGTGTACTTCGGCTGGGCGGCGGTCCGCGACATGGGACCGAGTATGATGGGGGCGGACGGTGTGGGGCGAACCGGGGGAGGAACACATGGGCAGAGTGGTGATTCCGGTAACAGCGGACGTGATGCAGGAGTTCTTCACGACCGGTTTCAAGCCGGCCGTCGAGATTCGGGACGGGCTTCCTACCGGCGCGGAGTTCGACGGGGCGTGGTACGACTTCGCTACGAACCGGCTCATGCTCCGCTACCGACACGAGTCGTTCGTGGATCAGGTGCCCGGCGATCACATCCCGCAGATGCACCCGGCCGCCTGGAAGGTCGAGGAGTCGGACGACGACTTGTGGCTCGATGACCTACCCGAGAAGGGCGCGCCGACCGGCCCCCGCACCGAGTTCGAGAATATCACCGACGACATCCTCGCGGGACTGAAGGCCGACCACCGCCGGGAGATCATCGAGTCGGCGGACCGGGTGATGGATCAGTTGATCGACCCGAAGCCAGCGAAGATGTGGTCGCCGACCCGGCCGATCACCGTAGACGCCACCCTGAAGGCGGGCCTCGCCCTGGGGACAACCTACCCGCCCGGTCTGATCGAGTCAGCCACGAAGGACGCCACCGGCCTCCCCGTGAAGTTCGGCCGGACCGGCGTGACGGTCGGCCACGTCTCCAGCGTGGACGACACGGGGCGGGCAACGATCTCGTTCAAGGAAGGGTGCGAAGTGCTGGCCGAGTGGGCACAACGCGGGATGCTCAAGCCCATCACCGGGGAGAGCGTGACGGCCGACGCGGTCACGATCGAGGCGCAACCGGCGACCCGACGGCAGGAGATCGGCCGGATGGTTCACTCGCAACCGAACGGCTGGCAGATCAAGGTGGACCGCACCCAGACGCCGCGGTCGGGTCGTCTCACGTCGCCCGTGCTCGTCGGCGCGTCCGCCACGGTCGGCGACTTCACCGGCCCGCTGGTCGCCTACGACGCGCAGTACGACACTTGGTACGAGGTCGGCGAAGCCATCGTCGCCGCCATTCGGACGGGGCCGGACGGCTCCATGGATGTCGAGGCCGATACGTTCGGCGAGTTCCATTCGACCCTCAGTCCGGAGTCGGCTGCGTCCGCACGGGCGGCGGGGATGCAGGCCGGTCTCGCTCACGAACAGCGGGTGATGGATGCGTTCCTCGCGGCGACCGCCGAAGGCATCGGCGACGTTCTGGTGAGCGACCGCGGGATGGTGTGCCTGCCGCCAGCCGACCCCGACGCCCCGCACGTCGTTACAGGAGGTGAGTCGTGAACCGGGTGTACGTCTGCACGGACTTCGCGGGACACTGGCCGGTCGGGACATCGGCCGTCGTTCTCGCCCCGGACGAATCCACCGCACGCGCGATGCTCACGGCAGAACTGGCGGCGGCCGGGCTGAGCGATCAACCGAACCCGCTCGCCTTGCGAGAACTGAACCATGGGGAAAGCCGGGCAGTGATACTGAACAACGGTGACTACTGACCGCCCCCGGCGGCGACGAGCGGGCCGCCCTCGCCCACCTCGCCGCAGCGTGGGGCCGAGATTGGACGGCGGCGCGGGATGCGTTGGTGGTGCTGTTGGCGGCGGGCGGACGGGTGTGGAGCGAGGAGGCGGTGGCGGGGTGGGCGGCTACAGATCGGGCGACAGAATCGGGTCCAATCGACACCGGCAGTTAAAAGCGAACGTGCTACCGTCCTTCGGCGACTCCTGCGGAGGCCGTGGCATTTCGTCAAAGCCCTTCTGCCCCGGCTTGGGTTGCCGGTAATACTCCGTTCCGTCGCGCGCGGCGTGCTTCGGTCGGGTCCGTTCGTCGTGCATCGCGCGGACGGTGTAGCCCGTGATGATGTCGCCGAGACCCTCCTCGTAGACGTGCAATTCAGCAGCTTGCATTACCCACAATCCGGCCGTCCGCGCCACTCGCCGCGCACTCGTCACCACCCCCTGTACCGCCGGCCGGATGTCGGCCGCGATCCGCTGCACCGTCCAGCCCTGCTGCACCCCCGCAGCGACCTTCGCGGCGAGGACGCCCGGGTCGGCGAGTTTCGACAGGGCCGCCACGCGGTCCCACCACCCGCCACGGTAGACGACCGCCCGTACCTGCGACGGGAGTAGCGGCGGGAGGATCAGGTCCGCCAACTCCTCCAACGCCACGGGCGACTCGTCCTCCAGCAACCCCGCCGGCCGGTGCCACCGCCGACCGCGCGAGAGGAGCCGGGCGACAGCGCGGGCCGGGAGTCGCCGGGCGATGTCGGCGGCGGTGAGTCGTGCCGCGTCCCGCGCCCCGGCCTCCAGGTCGGCGAGGACGTTCGCCCCGACCGTCGGCAGCTGCCGGGCGGCGTGGGCGACGCGGGCTGCGACGGCGTGGGGCGGGCCGGGGGTGTCGAGGGCGGCGAGGATGAGGCGCCAGACGTGGCCGACGGCCGACTCGGCGGCATCGGCAGAGCGGTCGGTGCGGACGAGGAGGCGGTGTTGGAGGGCAGGCGTCATTCGTCCACGCGGGGGCCGCCGACCGACTCCTCGCCCTCCGACACCGACTCCGGCCGACCGGCCGCGTCCGCCGCCCGCAGGCGAGCCGCGACCCCCGCCGCTTCCGGCGGGGCCGCCAACCCGAATTCCGCCGCGACCGCCGCGACCGCCTCGTGGACCACCGCCCCGAGTGCGTCGTACACGTCCCCGCCGTCCGACTCGTGCCGGGCGCCGGCCAACCGCTGCTTGACGTACACCAGCCCGCGGGCCAAGACGTGCGCGGCGATCTGCCCCGCGAGGTGGGCGGACACGCCGGTCGCCGACTTCACCGGGTCAGCCATGTCGTGATGCGTGCCCAGCGACGACGGGTTGTAGCCGAACTTCGACTTCATGTCGTCGGGCGTGTCGAAGATGCCCTCCATCACGCTCGTCGCCTTCAACATCGCGGGCGTGAGTTTCGTCAGGGCGATGTGAGCCTTCGCCGCCGCCGTCAGTGCCTTGTCGGCGAGCCGGGCCATGAGCGACGGGTTCGCCGCCGCCACCGGGTCGGCCGCCTTGACGACGTCCGCCAGCCCGGCGAGGACGTGATCACGCGGCGGGCCGTCCGCGGGCGGGGCCGTGGCCGGGCGGGCGTGATTCTCGCCCCCCGCATCCGGCCGCACCATCACGGTCCGCTTGTACGTCTTGCCGGTCCTCCGGTTGGTGATCTGTACCTGTCTCGGCACGAGCCCGCCGGACACGTCCTCTGTCAGCCACCGGCCGATACCGACGAGCGTCCGGTAAGTTTCCTCCTCAACACTCTCAATCAGCGACTCCGTTACCGCGCCGGTGTCACCCTTCGGCGGCGGCGTCGTCCCCGGCAGTCCGTCGGCGTCCGGGTCGCCGGGGAGGGGCAGCGGCCCACCGGGACTCCCGTGCTTGTCCTCCCACGCCGCGTTGTCCGCCTCGATCTGGTCGAAGTCCCGGCCCTGTCGCTGGGCGTACTGCTGCCGACTGTCCGCCCCCAGGGGAATGTCGATCTGGGCCTGCTGGGCTTCCGTGAGGCGGTTCCGCGTCTCCGGCGACGGCGCTTCAACCAGCAGATCGATCTCGCGGCAAACTTCCTCCCACGTCCACGCGCGGCCCGCGGCGGTGATGCCGCGCGTGCGGACGTGGTGTTCCGCCGCCGCCCACACCGGCCGGCGGAACGCCTCCCGGTAGCCGCGCTGCCGCCGCGTCACCGTCCTCACGAACGGCGACTCGGCAGTCAGGGACGAGCTGTAGTTGTTGTTGCTGGCATCCCCGGACGCCAGCCACTCCGGGGCGTTCCACTTCACCCCGGCCGACCGCAACAGTCCTTGAAGGATCGACAGGTGGGCGGGCGCGTTCTGCGCTCCCGGCCCAGCGACGTACTGCATCCCCTCCGGGATGTCCTCGTGCCCGCCCCGCCGCATCTTGCGGTATCGCTGCTCCGTCCCGGTCAGCGGGTCGCGTTTGGTGAACTCCGCCTGCCCGTCGTTGAACGCCTCGATGTCCGACGCCGACCCGGTCGCGTGCTGGCGGACCATCACGATCGCCGCCTGCTGCGCCGCCCCGTCCCCCAGGTTCGTCCGCAGCGTCGCCGCGAGCGACAGGGCGTCGAGCGTGTCGAAACAGAAGTCGGTGATGCCTCGTTTCATCGACCGCCGGACGTTCCGCCGGAAGTGCGTCAGCCGGTCGGCCGGCACCCGCTCCCCGTCGTGCGGCGAGTCGCCCCACTGCACCCAGTACGCGAGTACGTTCTGCACGTCGTCCTTCGGCGTGATGACGCCGAACAGCCCGTCCTCGTCGTCCTCAAGTTCCCCCGGCGGCGGCGCGGTGATCTGCTCCGGCTCGGCCGTCCGCACGTCGGTCGTGCCGTCCTCGTTCGGCGTGTCTACCAGCGCGAACTCGCCGTCCTCCACCGACCGCTCGAACAACTCCTCCTCCATCCCCGGTTGCTCGCCGCCGTACCACTGGTTCCGCCGGAGGAAGTCGTCCACGACCCGCTGAACTTCACGCACCAACTCGTCCGGAGCTTCCGACTCTCGCGTTTTCTTCGCCACGCGGTAGGTATACCCCGACCCGATGACGTAGGACGTGAGCCCGGAAAGCAACCCCTGCGCGTACCCGCTGGTGGCGACGAGCAACCGGGCCGGCGCCCGCAGGAGGTTGAGCTCCTGTTCGGTCTGGTAGATCGGGTAATTCCGCCCCTGCCGCCGCTGCCACGCGGACGACGGGCCGGCGAGGACGGGGTCGGAGGCGGACCGGAACCGGTCGAGGAGGTCGGCGTAGGGCGTCACCCAGTCGAGCGACAGAGACTCCAGCAGCCGGCCGCGCCGCTCCTGGTGCCGGGTCGCGGCGGTAAGGCGGGCGGATTCGAGACGCTCCCGGGCGAGCCGGTTCTCGGCGCGGAGGCGGCGCCAGTCGTCGCGGGTGGGGTCGGCCGGCATCCCCGGAGGGTAGCCGGGGGGCGGGGTGTGGGGCGAACCGTTGGGCGGTCGTTACCGCTTGCCCCGCTTCCCGTTCCACAGGCGGATCGCCAGCCGGAGAGCGTATTCTGCCGCGTCGGGGCCGTCATCGAACTCGCCGACCGGGAATGTCTGCAGCTGCTGGACGAGCAACCGCGTCCCGGGGGTGTCGCGGAACCGGAACTGCCCTTGCGACAGGTACGGCGTCAGCCGCCGGATTCGCACTTCCTTCGGGACGCCGCCGGTCGTCACCTTGTAGAGCGGGAGGGCGGCGCCACGCTCCCGCGCCTGCCGGGCGAAGTCGTCGGCGAGCATCTCCTGGAACTGGTCCGCCTCGCACCCGAACCCGTCGAGCGTCCCCGCCTCGGCCGCGAACCGCGCGGCCAGCGCCAGCCCGTCCGTGACGATCTGCGTCGTCGGCCGGCGGGCCAAATCCGCCTCCACCCACATCACGCCGGCCTTGTCCCGGGCGAGCATCACGAACGCGCTGTAGTCGCTGTTCTCGTTCTTCCCCTTCGACGGATCCAGCGCCATCACCCGCAGCTGCAACCCGTCCCGCGGCCAGTCGCGGAACCACATCGATTCGGGGAACCACGCCGCCGGCCACTCCGCCCCCTCCGTCTCCACGAACTCCCCGCCGAGCTCCTGACGGGCGAACGTCGGACTGTACTGCTTCGCCAGGGTGTCAGCGAACCCGGCCGGGTTGAACGGGTTGTCCCCCGTCCGGGAGCGGAACAGGGCGGTGTCCGGCTTCCCCTTGCCGAACACCTCATACGTCCAGTGGTGCGGGCCTTTGGGCGTGAACGTCGCGGAGAGCCAGCCCTGTTCGCCAGCCTCGCGGAGCGCCGCAATGCTGATCGTGTACGCCTCCTCCGGCATCAGTGACGCCTCGTCCAGCCACACCCCGGAGAGGTTCGGGCCGCGCATCCGGTCCGGGTCTTCGGCCGTGCGGAACCGCACCGTCGCCCCCGTGGTGAGTTCGACCGTCGGGTACGGCGACAGGCGGACCGACCCCCACACGCCGAGTTCCTGGGCGCGGGCCTTGAACGTGGGGAACGTGGTGTCCCCCATGATGACCCCGGTCGGGGAGGCAATGAGATAGGTACGGTTGCGACGGGCGCGGCGGAGTAAGTCGTAGGCGCCGACCCACGTCTTGCCCGACCCGCGGCCCCCGACGTACCCGCGGTAAAGGGCGGGGGACCGGCGGAACTCAGCCTGCGACCGGTGGAGCCGGATTGTTCGGCGGACTGTTGCTGTTGCCATCCACGATTTCCTCAACCAACTCCAGCGTCGTGCGGGTGGTGCTTTCCACCTCCGTCTTCTCGACGTACCCGCGGTTCTTGCCGAGCGTCATCAGCGCCATACGAATCGCCCACGGCTCGTCGCGGAGGATGGCCGAGAACAGTTTCAACTCCGCCGTATCGACCACCTTCCCCCGCTCGTTCCGCATCGCGTCCTGAATCGACTTGGACTTCTCCGCGCGGGCGTAGATCGTGTCCGGGTTGCACCCCACCCGGTCGGCCGCGAGGTACACCATCCCCTTCGTCTCGGTCAGCGCCTTGACGATCTGCTCGTCGGTGTACAACCGCTTCCGCCCCATAACTCCCTACAGTGCCGGATTATCGGCATTCACGCCAGCAAAGCGGCCAGCCCCTCACCCGACCTTCTCGGCCGTCAGCCCCTCGGCCTCGGCCCGGCGGAGGATCACGTCGGCGTACTTCGGCTGCTGACATTGCACCAGCCGGACAGCCGCGGTAGTGTGGCTCACATGAACACACCAGCCGGCGCGTTGAAGCGGCAGAACCGAACCACCCACGCCTGTGAAGTCTGCTCGGCTCTGTTCGAGCGGCGACCGTGCGAGACGGCCCGCTACTGCTCCAAAGCGTGCTGGGCTCGTCGGAACCCGCCGGAACGGAAGGACTGCCCGCAGTGCGGGTGCTCGTTCGTGAAGGCCGACAGGGCGGCGAAGTTCTGTAGCCGCCGGTGTGCCCGCAAGTCCCGCGTCGGCCCGCTCGCTAACGCATGGAAGGGCGGCAAGACGCTGGAGCGGGAGCGGGCGCAGCACTCGCAGGAGTTGAAGGACTGGCGGGAAGCCGTCTACCGCCGCGACAACTGGGCCTGCGTCACGTGCGGGGCCGTCGGGAAGATTCACGCCCACCACGTCATGCCGTGGGCCGACCACCCCGACCTGCGGTTCGAGGTGTCGAACGGTCAGACGTTGTGCGAGGTCTGCCACGGGAAGGTACACGGGGTCGATTTCTCCGTCCGGCGGAACCGCAAGTGCCAGGACTGCGGGAAGGTCACCAAAGGCCGGGGCGAGCGGTGCCGGTCGTGTTCGATCAGGGTGTGGCACGCTTCTCGACACACTCCACCGTCAACCCTTCCGCCTCCGCTCGTTTGAGTATTACATCGGCATAACGACATTCGAGTTCGCAGCCGTAGCAGGTGCGGCCGAGGCGGTGGGCGGCGACCAGGGTGGTGCCGCTACCGAGGAACGGGTCGTACACGTCGCCGGGCCACGCCTCAACCACGCACGACGCAAAGCCCACCGAGAACGTAGCCGGATGGCCGATTTCCACCCGCCCCGACCTGTAGGCCCGGATAACGGAATCGGGGATTTTGTGGGTGTTCAGGCAGGCGTCTGGGCTGGTCATCTGGTTGACCGTGCCGTCCTTATCACGCAAGGCCGACCACTTAGGGTTCGCCTTGCGAATGTTCTCGCCCTTCTTCTCGACGCAATGCAACGCCTTCACGGCCTCGCGGTTGAAGTGGAAAATGAACTCGAACGACGGCGCCAGCCGTCCCGACCAATCTCCCGGCAACCCGCTCCCCTGATCCCACACGTACCACCCGAACCGCCGCCACCCCTGTTGCCGCATCCACTCAATCCACCCGTCCCAATACGGCACCCATTCGCCGTCCCGGTGGATCAGCCCGAGGTTCACCAGCACCTGCCCGGCCGGGTCCATCGGGAGATTGGCGAACGTCCCGCACATGAGGGCGTGCCAGTCCTGCACCTTCTCCTTCGCCGCCTCGCCGTAGTCGCGCTGCTGGGCGTAGGGCGGGCTGGTGAAGCACAGCCCGACCGTCTTGCCGTCCATCAGCCGGCGGACGTTCTCGGGGGCGGTGTTGTCGCCGACGATGAGCCGGTGCTTCCCCCCGATCACCCACACCTCCCCCACCGCCGTCCGCGTCGGCCCCTCCTCCGGCGTCGCGTCGAACTCGTCCCCACCCGCCCCCGGCGTCACGTCCTTCGGGATGACGCCCGCCTCGGTCGCCAGCCCCGTGAGCATGTCGGCGACCGCCTGCGAGCCCGTCTGCACGTCCCGCAGCAGGGCGTCGAGGGCGGCCGCGTCCGCTTCGGCCATCGCCGCGAGGGGGTCAAGGGTCGCCAGAATCTTCGCCTCGTCGGCCTCCGACCAGTCGCCCACCAGCACCGGCACCTTCTCGCACCCCTGCTCGATCGCGACCTTCCGCCGGGCGTGGCCGTCGATGAGTCGGCCGGTGCGTTCGTTGAACAGGCACGCGCCTGCCCACCCGACCTCGGTAATCACGTCGGACAGGGCGGAGAGTTGTGTGTCGGGGTGCCGCCGCCAGTTCAGCGGGTTCTCGGCGAGTTCCGCGGGGGAACGGTACTCCAGCCGCAGTGCCCCGGGCGGGTTTGCGGGCGGAGTCGGCTTCTTCTTCGGGGGCTTGGCCGCGGGCTTCGTCTTCGCCATGACGCCCGCCATCCTACCCCGCCCCGCCCCCGCGGGGCGTTCCGGTCCGCCCCACCACCCCCGCCTCCGCTACGATTCAGTCTCCCACCGAGGAGGCTTCGGCCCCTCAAAAGAGGGAAGCCCACCCGTTACCGCGGGTGGGCTTCCATGACACGTCCCGGCCCGGGGCGGTGTCTGTGCTGGTATTCTACCACGCACGGACCCGACCCCGCATGTCCAGTTCCGGCACGCAACTGACGTTCGCCGAGGTCGATGAGGCGTGGCCGGCCGCCGACGGGCCGGTCCGCGACCGCGCCGCCCGCCCCGTCAAGCCCGCCGACGGCCGCAGGTTGGACGAGTTGTTGAGGCAGCTGCGCGCCGTGTTGGATGACTCTCCGGCGTTGCGGCGGGTGTTCTGGAGGGAGGCGAAGGAGAGGTGGCGGCCGAAGAATCCGGTGCCCGACGGGGCGTCCGTGCGCGTCGCATCGCGGCTGGTGCGGGAGGCGATCCTCGACCGGCTGGCCGCGAAGGTGGAGGCCGGGGAACTCGATCTGGACGAGGACGACAACGCGATGGGCGAGGTGGCGATCACGCAGGGGGAGTACGCCACGCTGCTCCACTGGATGATGCCGGAGGAGTTTCCCGCGGAGTTACCCGCCGCCGCCGCCGTGGACGCCCCGCCGGGGAGTCCCGCGAAACTCGCGGTGATGGCAGACCGGTTGCGGCGCGGGGAGTCGCTGTACCACGCTGGCGACCCGGGGATGTCGAGCGGCGGGAAGGTCGCCGAGGTGGTGACCCGCGGGAACCGCGGGAACCGCCGCTACGACCACACCCACGCGGACCGGATGGTCGTCGGGTGGGCGGCGAGG